CACCAGACACCAATGGGTGGTCGTTGGCAAACAAAGCTTTGCCGTCACCACCGGTGTAGTTAGAGCTGAAACCGTTGTTCAAAACAGCGGCTGCTTTAACTTGCTTGGTGTATGCCATAGCGCGAGCCAAGGCCTTGGTGTAACGAGCAGACAGGCTGTCGTACAAGTTGTCTTCGATGGCCTCTTCGGTCAACGAGAAACCCAAAGCAATGGTTTCGTGTGTATAGCGGGCAGTCCATGCTTCTTGACCGTTGTCATAAGCGATGGCTGAGCCTTCGTTCTTGACAGGTGCGGCGTTGAAACCAGACAGTTTTGTTTCCTCTTCAAATGAACGCTCTGAGGTCTCGGTTTCATAAATCTCTTTATGTTCCTGGCCGTAGGTAGCGTACTCCAAACCGAACAAAGCGTTCAGGCCGGGTAAGAGTTCTTTAAGTAGCTGTGCGCGTGAAATTGCCATGATTTACTCCTTAAACACCAGTGGTGTCGTTGTACTGGTGCAGGTTGAACTTCACCAAGAACTCGAAATAGGTAGTGGCAGCAACGTCACGGGGACCCGTAGCGGTGTCAGGCACAACATCAATTACGCGAATTGGCAAAGCATCAGTAGTGGCAGACGCACCGTTGATACCATAGTACGAATCGCCAGTGGCTGTAGAGCCAACAGCAGTAGCCAAAGCTACGTTCGCACCAACCAAAGTGCGGCTGTACGCGGCGGGAGTGGTGGTAGTCGAGCTACCCACAGCCACAACGCGGAAAATCGCATTTGGATCATCCACAACATAGCCAAAGGCCAAGGCGGTGGAAGTCGATTGAGCGGCGGGGTAGTACTGACCTTGCACGGTTTGACCGGAAGAGTTTACATACTCGCAACCCACCAACACGCCGACTGAGTCGCCTGAGTTAGTTGTGGTTTTAGCTACCAAGTAGCCGTTTGCATCAACAGCAACAGTGTCGCCGTTGAGGATAGCGGTAGCGTAAGCAGCCGCAATTGGGATTTGACGGATCGCTCCGGCGTAGGGTAGGCCGTCAACTCGGTTGACAGGCTTGAAACCATACGACTTGCTCACAGTAGGATAAGCCATTGTTTAGCTCCAAATTTAAGAGACTCGTCTTCCAACCGAAGTGCTCGATTTGCCCTCTTTAAAGATAGGCATACGTGCGTCCGATTGGCGCATCAAATTGTTGTCCACTGCCTCGGTCTGAGCAACGCTCTGCTTCAAGTAGAAGGCATTACGCTGATCAATGAATTCCAAAGGCGTCTTGCAGAGCAACAACCCGCCGATCTCAATGTTGTCTTTGTATCGACTATTGGGATCAACTAGCAGTCTGAATTTGGGTTGCTCTTCGATTCGGACAGGTTCCCAACCTTCACGGAGTTTGGCCGAAAGGTTACGCGGGTCTGCCTGATTCATCATGGCAACACGAATCCAACGGTAACCGAACCCAGCCTCTTTGTCTGGCTCAGGGAGAAGCTCTGGTTGCTGCCACTGCTTAGGGCGCTCAAAGAACTCTCGGGTGTCGATTTCACGGGGTGTACGGGTTTCTTTAGTCATTTAATTCTCCAATCTTTTCATTTCGAGTGCATATTGTTCAGGGGTCAAGCCAAGCTTCTTTGCCAGCGCGACTTGTCGTTGCGACATCTTCACTTTGTTTGAAGCTGTCGATCTCACAGCTGGTGCAACCACGGTTGGTGGACGCTTTTGCTGTGGCTGTTGAACTTCTGTTCTCTCCTCAAACTGGTTAAATGACTCATCCTCGAAAGCTTCGGGGAACCGTTTGCGCATTGTTTTGTCCAATGCGTCGTAATACTCGTCGGAACCAAGTCGCACTCCGTTATCACGCAGTTTTTCGTGCAGACCAAGAGCTGATGCTGTCATCTCCTTGTCTGAACCAAACCAACTATTGCGCTTTTGCCACGCAACAGCCCTGTCATCAGGGCGCGGGATTGCAACCGTTTCCGGCTCAGTATTAATTGTTACATTACTTTCGACCTCTTGTAAAGCGGGAAGCCTAAAGTTTTTGGCCTGCATCGCTTTGATGTTGGCCTCTTGCATCTTTTCAGTTGCTGCCGTGATCTTGTCAACATCGCCACTTTCGTAGGCTTCTTTGTACTCAGCACGGGCAATCTGCAAGGCATACTCAGCAGTCTGTTGCATATTTGCAACAAACTCTTTTTCACCCTGGTTCAAGACGCTGCGCACCTTCTTGTTGTCTTCCATGAGGCGACGGGCATAGGCCACCGCTTCATCGTGTTCACGCTGGGCACGCTCTTTCTCGCGACGCTCGTCATGCCAAGCCTTCTTCATCTGAAGCAGCTTTTGCTTGACGTCCTCGTCGTATTGAGCCAACTCGTCTTTGTCGAGCTTCTCAACTATTTCTTTTGGCAACGGTTGACGGCCGCGGTCCTCTTCAGGCGTGTCGTCTTCGATTTCAATCTCTAATTTCTCTTCCTGTGACTCGGCTTTTGTGTCAGTCTCATCGGGGAATTTGAATTCTTGTTCGTCCATTTTTGACATGGTCTATCTCCTGTTAGGCGCGTTTGATGCCGCGGGGATCTTGAACAACTGCTTCCACAGAATCATCGTTGATCATGCGGAACTCTCGGCCATGGATCATCAGGCGTGTGCCGGCGTGGGGACGCACAATCACAAAGTCGCCTTGCTTACACCATGCGCCGGTAGGGAACCGTTTTTGATCAGCGTAGCAATCTGGGCCCAAAGCCACGACGAAAAGCACCGTTGCCAGCTTTTCCTCGTAATCAATGGTCAGCTCAGACTTAATAAGTCCAATTGAACTGTCCTCGAATTCCTTCTCCACTTCTGGGATGGCGCAAAGAATCCGGTAGCCTTTTGGCTCTGGTAGTTGTCGTGCTTTTTCTTCTGCCGTGGCATCCATTTTGTAAGAGCCAACGATAGTAGGGTTATCGGGGTTTGAGCCGATAAGGATTTCACTCATCTGAGTTCTCCAGTTTTTGTTGCAGGTCTAATGCATAACCTCTTGCGATGAGCAGACCGCGAATCTCGCCGCAGAGGGATTTGTATTCCTCAAAACTAGTAACTCGCCCGCTTGAGAGGTAGTCCTTGAGTTGAGAAATCTTTTCGTCCGATTGAGAGACGATTACTTCAAGTGCATTCATTAATCACCTTTTGTGGGTTTTGTCTTTTCCTGAAATGCAGTTTTCAAACCATCGACAAATAGTTCTTGAGCACGCGCTTGTTTGTCGTGATCTCGTTCCATGTTGCCCTTTACTATGTCGGTCAAGAATTTTGTGGCGTCTTTTTGTTTGCCTGATTCCGCGGTAACTGCAATACGCATTGCCTCGATATCCTGCTGACGCTTCTTGAGCTCGGCATCTGTTTGATCCTTGACCAGTTTGCGCTGCTGATCGGCTTGTTTGATAGCCAATTCTTGCATTTGCATTTGGATCAAAGGATCTTGAGCTTGTTGCATTGCCTGCTGTTGAGCCGCCTGCTGTTGGTTTTGTGCCAACAAACGTTGTGCGGCCTGTGCCAGCATTGGTGCCAACTTCTCTTCCACTTCTGGTGGCATGTGCTTTTCTTCGCCTGTCTCGTCGTGTTGAGGTGGCAAAGACATACCCAACTGAACTTCGATTTGTTTGCGGTACTCGAAGCCCAAATGCTCATTGATGTGCGCCTGCATAGCTGCTTGGAACTGCGGCGCCATAGGATTGTTTTGCATCATTGCCACGATTTTGGGGTCTTGCATCATGGCGGTGTGCACAGCGATGTGCGCCTGATGGTCTTGATACAAGAACGCTTTCACAGGCTTCATCTTCAGAATGTTTTGGTTCTCTGATACTGGGTCTGTTGGCAACAAATCATCATCCATGGGGATGAGCTTTTGTGCGTTCTTGATGCCCAATACATCCAGCATCTGACGGTGCAACAAAGGCATGTTGTACATCTGAGGTGCAGACTGTGCGAGCTGCAACACAGCTTGGTACTGGGTAATCTTCTGCGCCATGGTAGACGCATTGGGGTCACTAACGGGAATCACATCGACGTTATCGTAGTCAGACTTCTTGGCCGATGGCTTGCCTTCTTCGGGCTCGTATTCGTAGTCGTCTGGCGTGTAATCGCGAATGATGTCTTTGAGCAAACCCAGCTCTTCTTTGAAAGAAAAGTGAATACGCGCCTGCACAGCAGACATCACCTTCAGGGTGCGCTCAAGAATGGCCAAGGTCGTACCAACAGGTGAGTTGGCAGACATATCGCTGATGTCAAGGTCAGCCGTATTTGCAAAGCGACGGCCGTCATCAATGATCTGGTTCAGCAATTGCAACAGGGTTTGACTTGGCTCCTTGTATGGCAGCGTCATCAAGTTGTCTTTGATCGTGCCGCTTGGAACGTCAACATCACGGAATTCGCCAGGAGCAATCGGTGTATCGTCACCCTTAACACGCATGCCGCGCGCTTTGAAGCCACCGGGCAAGTTTGCCAATGAACCAGCATCAACCAATTGACGCAACAATGATGTGCCTGACTTGGCAAATGCGCCGATCAAATGGATCAAGCCAAAGTGATAGAAGCCAAAACCCGGGATGTAGCCGTAGTGCACAAAGTGCTGACGCTTGCGGCACAGATCATCTTCTGGACGCCAATTGCGACGGATAGCAAGGATCTCACCGCTGCTCTTGTCAATTGTCACGATGTAAGGCAGAGCAATGCCTGTTGGCTCGCCGTCGTCATCTTTGTGTTCGTAGCCTGGAATATCCAGCTGAACACTCATCTCGAGAATCTTATAGCGGTCATCCGTCGTTGCACGGAAGCCTAATTTTTCAGCAATCTTCTTCTCGACTTCATCAAGCGTTGGATCTGGCGTACCCAAATCAATGTCGCGCCAGAAGCCGCTGTATTGCAAAACCTTGACTTGGTTCTCTGTCTTGCGCATCACGTGAGTTGCGCGTGGCGTTGATTCCAAACTGGTAGCGCCATAAGGAACTACCATGTCTTCCGCCGGCACAAAGATAGATGTTTCTCTTCCCATCTCTGGGTCGTAATACACTTTCTTAAATGCGTTGCCTGCAAGGCCCAAGCCCCACAACATACGCTCATGCTCAGGAC